CGGCGGACACAACTAAAGTTGAAATGAACTATTGTATTTCAGCGCCTAAAATGTATAAAGGACGCATAGAGTCTATAGTTAGCAGAATAACTGGATTTGCCGACATGATACAATTGACACACCTTAAACTACAGCAAGTAATGTCTAGGATAGTTCCAGATGGAGTATTTTTAGATATGGACGGCTTAGCAGAGGTTGATCTAGGTAATGGAACAACTTACAACCCTGCTGAAGCACTTAATATGTATTTCCAAACAGGTAGTGTAGTTGGTAGATCATTAACTCAAGAAGGTGGAATGAATGCGGGTAAAGTACCTATTCAAGAATTATCTTCGTCATCTGGCCAAGCTAAAATACAGAGTCTAATTGGTACTTATCAGTACTATTTACAAATGATTCGTGATGTAACTGGTTTAAACGAAGCTAGAGATGGTAGTGCTCCTGATAAAGATGCTTTAGTTGGTTTACAGAAACTAGCGGTGAATGCTTCTAATACAGCTACTAGACATTTATTAGATTCTTTACTGTACGTTACTCTAAGAATGTGTGAAAATATAAGTCTTAAGGTTGCTGATTTAATCCAAAACCCTTTAACTGAGAATTCTTTAAAAAATTCTATTAGTACTTTTAACACAAAAACACTAGAAGAATTAGTAAATCTACAACTTCATGATTTTGGTTTATACTTAGAAATGGAACCAGAGGATCATGACAAGGCTTTATTAGAACAAAATGTTCAAATGGCTTTGCAAACAGGAGCTATAGCTTTATCAGACGCTATTGATATCCGCGAGATTAAAAATACTAAAACAGCTAATCAGTTTCTAAAACTAAGGCAAACTCAGAAAATAAAAAGAGAACAAGAAGCTCAACAAAGAAATATTGAAGCTCAAGCTCAAGCTAATGCTGAATCTGCTGAAAAAGCAGCTTTATTCGAGGTTCAAAAACAACAAGCTTTAACTTCTGAAAAAGTAAGTATAGAGCAAGCAAAATCTCAATTTGATATACAACGTATGCAAATGGAGGCTAGTATTAAGAAAGAGCTTATGGCTGAGGAGTTTAATTACAAAATGCAATTAGCTCAAGTCACTGCTAACTCAGAGTCTCAGAAAGAGAAGGAGTTAGAAGATAGAAAAGACAAAAGAATAAAAATACAAGGAACACAGCAGTCAGAGCTAATAGATCAAAGGCAAAACAATTTATTACCTAAAGACTTTGAATCTGCTGGAAACGATAATTTAGGTGGTTTTGGATTAGAACAATTTGGACCTAGCTAAGATTTATTAATTATTTAATTATATCATATTATGCCAGAAACAGTACAAGAAGGAGACTTCAAAATTAAATCAAAGCCAAAGATGAAAAATCTAGGCGATAGTAACACAGGTGTTAAGAAAGTTAACTTGTCTGAACCTACTAAAGTGAGTTTAGACGAACTAAAAAAAGATGAACCAACTAAAGTTGTTATCTCTAGTGAAGAACCTAAAGAAGAAGTATTGACAAATACTACAAAAGAGGAATTTACTAACATACAAGAAGTTGTCGATGAAGCACCTGTTGCAGATAGCATCGTGAAAGAAAATGTAGAACCAACGCTTATTGGTGAAGAACTAGTTGAAGAGTTTGTAAACGAAGAGTTAACTAAAGAAACAGCTTTATTACCGGATAATATCGAGAAACTAGTTTCGTTTATGAGGGAAACCGGTGGAGATATCGAGGACTACGTTAGGTTAAATGCTGATTACTCATCAGCGAATGACGATGTACTATTAAGAGAGTATTATAAAAAAACTAAGCCTCATCTAGATTCAAGCGAGATTTCGTTTTTAATGGAAGATAAGTTTTCATATGACGAAGATATCGATGACGATAGAGATATTAGGCTTAAAAAACTAGCAATTAAAGAAGAGGTTGCGAATGCTAGAAGCTTTCTAGAGCAAACAAAGAGTAAATACTACGACGAAATCAAGTTGAGACCCGGCGTTACTCAAGAGCAAAAGAAAGCATCTGAATTTTTCGATCGATACAATCAGGACCAAAAAGAAGCTGAGCAAAAACACTTAGATTTTAAATCCAAAACTAATAAATACTTTTCTGATGATTTCAAAGGTTTTGATTTCGATGTCAGTGGTAAGAAATTTAGATATGGAGTACAAGATCCAGGTAAACTAGCAGAAAACCAATCCAACATTAACAATTTCGTAGGGAAGTTCCTAGACGATAAAGGAAATGTAACAAATGTGAAAGGTTATCATAAAGCGCTTTATATGGCTTCTAATGCGGACACTATTATTAATCATTTTTACGAACAAGGTAAGTCAGATGCTACTAAAGAAATTATAAGTAACTCTAAAAACCCTAGCACTCAAGCTAGACAAGTTGCTCAGAGCGATGGATTTGTTAATGGTATTAAGGTTAAAGTATTAGGTCAAACAGGTAATGATTCTTCAAAATTGAAAATAAAGAAAATTAAAATCTAAACACAAAACAAAATGGCTTTAAATCCTACATTCGGTACAATTATACCGTCTCAAAAACAACAAGCTTTATCAACAAACTATTTAAGTTTTACTGATGGAGATAATGACTTTGCACAACAATATTTACCTGAGATCTACGAACAAGAGGTAGAGCGTTATGGAAACAGAACTTTATCTGGATTCTTACGTATGGTTGGTGCTGAAATTCCAATGTCTTCTGACCAAGTAGTTTGGTCTGAGCAAAATAGATTACACGTAGCTTACAACGACGTTACTGTTGCTACTGCTACCACTTTAACTTTCGCTTTAAACGCTGCCGCTGGTTCTGCCTTTGTAGCAAACGTTATTTCGAAAGATCAAACTATCGTCGTGTTAGACCCTGCTACAGGTGTTGAAGTTACTGCTTTAGTTACTAGCAGCGTTGATACTAGTTCTGTTTTAGCTACTTTAACAGTTGCTACTTATACTGGTGCTGACTTAGATGCTACTTTTAATGTTGCTGACACTGGTCTTAAAATCTTTGTATATGGTTCTGAATATCAGAAAGGTACTGGAGATGCTGATATCAAGTCTATCACACCTTCTTTCACTCAATTCAATAACTCTCCAATCATTATAAAATCTAAGTACGCTATCAACGGTTCTGATGCTGCTCAAATTGGATGGGTTGAAGTTGCGACTGAAGATGGTGCAGGTGGATTCATGTGGTATTTAAAAGCTGAATCTGAAACAAGATTACGTTTTGAAGACTACTTAGAAATGTCTGTAATTGAAGGTACTAAAGCTGCTGCCGGATCTGGTGTTGCTGCTTTAACTGCTTCTGCTAACAAAGGTACTGAAGGTTTATTCGCTGCTGTAAAAGCTAGAGGTAATGTATATTCAGGTTTTGCTCCAGCTGCTGGCGTTTTAACTGATTTTGACAATATCTTAAAGAATTTAGATACTCAAGGTGCGATTGAAGAAAATATGATGTTTTTAAACAGACAACTTTCTTTAACTATCGATAACATGTTAGCTGGTGTAAATTCTTATGGAGCTAGTGGTACGTCTTATGGTGTATTTGAAAATTCAGAAGATATGGCTTTAAACTTAGGTTTCTCTGGGTTTAGACGTGGATCTTATGACTTCTATAAAACTGACTGGAAATACTTAAATGACGCATCTACTCGTGGAGCTGTTGCAGATTCTGGTATTGATGGTGTATTAGTTCCTGCTGGAACATCTACAGTTTATGATCAAATTTTAGGAACTAACATCAGAAGACCTTTCTTACACGTAAGATATAGAGCTTCTCAATCAGATGATAGAAGAATGAAATCTTGGTTAACTGGTTCTGTTGGAGGTGCTTACACTTCTGATCTTGATGCAATGGAAGTTCACTTCTTATCTGAAAGATGTTTATGTGTACAAGCTGCGAATAACTTCGTGCTTTTTACTGCATAACAATTAATATGTAATTCTTACCCTCGTTGCATTAACGGGGGTAATTATTACTTTTATTTTTTTAAACTATTTAATTATATTATATCATGGCAAAACAAGCTGCAGCTAAGAAAGTTGAGGTTGCTCCTCAAAT